CCGCCACCGCTTGCGCTTCCTCTCCGAACTCGATGTCTGGCAGAGCGAATCCACGAACGGCCGTAGGTGCGGTGGCGACGATCTCGCGCACCGACTGTTGTGACACTTCCCGCTTCTCCTGCTGTCCCGCCCTGCGCGCCACGACCGGCGAGAGGAGCCGCACAACATCCTCAGCGGTTTGCAGGCGCATCTTCCGTTCGGCCGAATAAGTCGCTAGCGACACCAACTGCGTGACTGGCAAGTTGTCTGTAGGGGTTCTGTTGTCCCAGTTGTGCAACAGCTCTAGATTGGCACCAAAGATTCGGGGGTCCACGTTTCGCCGCGCGGCATCTGCCGCCAGCGCGATAGCTGTCACTGCATCCGTATCCACGACGGGACCGATGGCGCGTAGTAGCTTGGATATGGCCGCTGGGTCCACATCGGATATCCCGGTCTTGCGGGCACCCGCGCCCTGCGCTGCCGACTGAATCATCGCTCCGACGATGGCGGGTTCCACATCGTTAGATAGGCGGCGCAGCGTCGAGAGGCGCAGCGGCCCCCCGAAGATAGGATCGAAATACTCATGGAGCTTGCGGCGGCCCCACATATATTGCGGAGGCACATCCAGCTCTCGTGCGATGAGCTTTGCCGACCGCTTCACATCCGGATCGTCTAGGCCCGTTATCGACCAAACAAAGCTGGCCGGCAAGAGGGAGAACGTCTCACGTTCTATCTCAGTAACCCGCGCGGCTGGTGTCGTGGTAGTAGTTGTACCGAGCAGCGTCGGTGCGGGTCTGGCTGCTACCGGTTCAACTTCGGGTTCGTCCTCTAGCCTGGGCCTCGGGCCGCGATGCGGAGACCGAGGCATTTATAGGCCCCTGCGGAGCCTATTGGCGAACGCCCTCACTTCATCCGGGGCATTGGGTTGTGAGGCCATCTGGTCGGCGATCCGCTGCAACATCCCCTGCTGCGACTCAAAGGCATATGGCGTGAAACTGGCTCCTGGGCCAAAGGGCGCTCCCTGCGTCAGCGGCTCATCGGGCCGGTCGGTTGGTGAGAATGCGAAGACATCCTCATCGTCGCGTGGCTCGAACCGCTGATCGCCTGGTTCACCGGATGCCGCTACCTCTGCAACCTGCATACCAAGGGAGGCCGCTTCCAGGTCGGCCACTTGCTGCGCGGTTCCACGCGGCAACTCATTCCCGGTCTTGTAGGCCGGTCCCGGCGTCTGCTCGGGGCGTGGCATTACTTCTTCTTTCGCTTACGCGCCTTGGTCTTCATCATCTTCCGCATCTGCTTGTCGGACATCATGTGCCCGCCAGCCATGCGGTGCTTCCCATGCGCCGCCATCACGAATGCGGATTCCGATAAAGAACCCACTCGACGGCCGAGCGTAGCCGCACCCATCCGGCCTTGGTCGCATCGTCGGATGCCTTGGCGATCTGGCGATCTACGAAGGCCAGCACCGTTTCCCAATCCCCGTTGAACCCTGACTCCTTAGCCACGCTTCCTCCGTTTCTTCCGTACCTTCGACCCGTATTTCTTGGTCCACTTCTTGGCTATCTCAGGATGCCGCGCCCACAGGAAGCGGCGCTGGCGCTCCGACTTGAATGGCATTACCTCGACCCCACCAGTAACTCCTCAAGCGGTGGAAGGTTTGCCTGGTTCGGCTGCTCCCCCCGCTGTGCGCCGGCTATGCCCGGTGCCCCTCGCGGCTCCCGCGAGCGCGGAGGCTCGGCGAGGGGCGCGGGCGCTTCCGGGCCAACCACGTCGATCACCGCTTGGAACAGCGACTTGCCTTCCTCCGAGAACTGTCTGTGTATCTCCGCAAGTTGCGCGGCGGTCAATGCGCCCTGCTGTGCCTGCACCGTAAGGCCAGCAAGGACGGCACGCTCCACCTGTTCCAGCGCCTTCTTCTTCCGCTCGGCGGGCGGGTTCTCCACAAGCGGTGATAGCTCGGCGGCGGTTTCCTCGGAGATGAGGCCCTGTCCCTGCGCCCAGTTCTGAAGGATCATCACGTTCGCATTGATCTCGTCCAGACCCGCAGCGAAGCCGTAGACAACTTCATTACGATAGGCACCGGCTATGTCGCGCTTGGCGCGGTACTTCTCGCTGAATGCATGACCGCGCTGGTAGCCATAAATCTCCTTCTGCACATCCGGGCTTGCCTCATCTGCACGGAACGCCAACTCATTCGCGGCGACCAGCATCGGGGCTAGCGTATCGCGCTGGATCGAGCGCACATGGTCAATCATCTGCGACTGTGTAGCCGTGATGCCTGCCGCTGAGATGATGGACTCATCGGGATTGCCCGAGCGGGAGGCCGGCATGAGGGCGGCCCTATCTGCGAAGTCTGCGAGTTGACGCATGAGCTGGTAGTTCTCGAATGGGGCCGTGCCGCTGGTCACGTATTCGAACACCGCGTCCGGGCTCTGCATCTCCAACACCGCATCCGGTCCCCATTCCTCAGGGTTCCGCATATTCCAGACCTTCTTCATTGGATAGACGTGATCTACCGCAGAGTCGAGGTGTAGTGTCATCAGGCGGTTCCACACGTTCATAATCGCGTAGGAGCTATCGAAGTCTCCGCGATACACATTGTCTGCGGAGGGGCGTGCCCCGACCGCGATGGGGCATTTGCCCATCCCGTGTTCCTCGTAGACTAGGGTTTCGGATAGCTTCTGTTTGTCACGTAGCAGGTGGGCAGCAACCACGATCACGTATTCGTCATCGTAGAACTCGATCACCGTCACGCGGCTCGGATCGCGCACACCCTTGTTCTTTGCGAATCGTGTCAGTCGGTCTAGTTGGCCCTCCGCGTTGAAGCGGCGGGCGACGGTACGCGCCTTGTCGTTGTAGGAGTAAATGAAGTCATCAAGGAAGGGGCCGGGAGAGAAGATGGGAGAGGGATAGCTGTAGCGCGGATCACAGCGAGTGAATGCGGGGAATCGCTCGGATGGTTTGCGGCCGTAGTCGGGCAGCACCTTCACCGCTGCCAACCCGGTAGCCATCGAATCGAACGCCCAGCGGATGATGTCGGAGCGGACATTGGACTGATACCAGTAGCCGCTCAGAATGCGCTCGCGCTTCTCCGCCGCCATCTTCGCAGCGTCCGACACTTTCTCGGGGCGCACCGCCAGCGTCGGGCGACCGGAGGCGACCAACCGGGCCCGGTCCTCGATAGCAAGTCGCAGGACGTTGGGAATCTTGGCTAGGCCCTCAGTCCGAACATAGTCGGGCCACACCACTTCCCAGTTGTCGGAGTAGATGTTGTCAAAGACGCCCTTGCGCTCGGCCCAATCACGGTATGTGTCGGTACGCACCGTGTATTCGTCCGTGATCTGGTCGGACTGGTACTTGCGCTCAGATAGAATGTCGGGTAGTTCCCGAGGGTCTACGGCCATAGCTAATCTATCTCCTACCTACTAGGTCTAGGGCTTGGCGCTCTTTCTTCCACCGCAGGTAGCGGCTGTCGGCCCACGCCGGCGCCCTGCGCTTCGGTTGCTGCATCGGGGCTATCCCGCGTCGGATGATGTCTCGGGCCTCCGACTCGGCGAACAGGGTCGCCATCACCATGTCTCGAACTAGATGCCAGGAGCGAGCCGTCGAGGGCTTGGGCCGCCAGTTGGCACACTGCGCGATGTAGGGGTCGATCTTGGCCTGCGCCGCCGTGTCGGCGTACGGCAGAGATATAAGCCCTTCGTTATAGAGGGCTCCTACCGAGGATATCGAGAAGTCGGTTTCCTCTGCCCTTGCACCGGTGGCGGTGACAGTCTGGTATCGCAGAAGTGATATGCCAGCCGATACTGCATCCTTGCGAAGCTCCTCATAGAGCGCGGCCTGTGTGTTGTTCCACTCAACGACGATGGCCCGCGCGTGATATCGGTGCGCCATCTCCATGACCAATCTGGCCACATTAGGCCAGTTAGCCAACCCCTGTCGGTTCTCGATATCGACCAGAACGCGATGCCGCGTCTGCGGGTTCACTCCCCAGGCCGCGATGGCACAATAGGCGGCGATGGCCGGGTCCACCCCGATCACGACCTCGAAGCCGGCCGGGACCGTACCCAGGCGCAGGTCATAATCGCGGGCCTCCAACATCTTCTCGCGGTTGAACGCAGCCCCCGCGATCTGCACTTCCTCCTGCATCCAGTTCGAGTACCACTTGTCCCCAACCTCGAACTTCTTTCGGGCAAGAGCCTCCCAGCTCCATAGGTCGGGGCATAGCACTCGCTTCTTAGCCTCGTTCGTGATGGCCGGGTACTTGACCAGCGGCCACACGTACTCGCCGGCAGAGTCGGGGTCGCAGTAACGCCCCATGACCGCTTCGTAGAAGTCACCGGGGCCGATCCTTGAGCCGAGCACTATCAACTTCCCATGCTCACCAAGGCGGGACAGCCATTCGTGCTGCAATTTGTCGAGTAGCTTCTGCACGTTCTCTGGACCCTGCGAGTCCGTATCCTGAATGTCATCAAGGATCACCAGGTCCAGGCGGTTGCCTAGGATGGCTGAGGTGACGCCCTTGGCCTGCATGGAGGGGTCTTTCTCTCCCGATGTACGAGTGGCAAGCATGAATGCCTCGGCACCCCATGACCGCCCGCCCCACTCCCGCTGCGGCTTGAATGGTCCATAGCGGCCGATGGGTGATTCCTCCACGGTCTGGTTGAACTCGTTGGCGTACCAGGCTTCATCGGCCAACCGCTGCTGCACTGCCTGTACGACCTTGCGCGCCTCCGCCGCCGATTTCTGCACGACGGCGATCCGCAGGTTCGGGTTGGTGATGAGTTTGTAGGCCGAATACTCGATGGACCAGACCGTGGTCTTGGCGTGCTCGGGCGGCACGATCATGACCAGCCGCTGGTTCTGCTCGATGTGCTTATAGGCGTCGATGTGGAACGGAAAGGACTTACGCCTCCACCACTCGCGCCGAGCCTCGATGAAGTCGGGGAACCCCGCATCCCGCTCCGCCACCCGCCGCTGCTGCCGCTGGCCGAGTTTGGTTCCCTTAGCACCCCGATTCGCGATGATCCGCATCCTGAATTCCTCGGCCCAGTCGGGATGCCGCTGCATGTATTTGTTGACGGTTACGCGGGGGATGCTCATGCGGCGGCAGACCTCGGCAACCGTCGTCACGGTCGGGTCTTTGGGAACATCAAGAATCGCAGCCCAGTTATGAGGGTTTCTGCTGTGTGTCATCCTCACCAATCAGCTCGTTCAACTTGCGGACCTCGGCCACCAGCGCCTTCAATTGCTTCGTCAGTTCCATGATCTGCGCGCCCAGCGCGTCGTCGGTCATTGGAGCAAGTGCCAGGCCAGCCAGCCGAGGCCGGCGGCGATCCCCCACTTGGGCACGTACCGCTGCACCAGGTCAGATAGCGTCGGCCATGAATCGGATTTCGACCGCAACCCAATCGCCTCCCACGCCATCCCCACACCCAGGATCACGACCCAACCGACGAGCCCCGCCACAGCGCCATTGACACACCGGGTACAAGGGCATGAACCTCACCGAGCAGAGACGATGTGCTCGGCGTGCGGCTGGCAGCCGACGTAGGCCCGTTAGACGGGGCGTGTTAGGATTGGGTTGTGGGGCCGAGGCTGTGGTTGTTGTTTGGGGAGACCGCTTGCCGCCTGCAGAGGCTTCGGTCGAAGGGGAAGGTCCGAGAAGGACGTGTAGGCCCCACTCAGCCACCAACCCTGAGACAGTCAATGCTGCGGGTGGAGCCCGGGGCCATTCTGCCCCTTATCCAAGACAGCTCGTAATTTCTGAGGGGCTACTAAGTACCTAGGACAGGTCGTAACC